CTAGATCGCAGTCTGCAGCAACCTTACCTATTACTTCAGAGAATGTAGTATAACCCTCCAACTCACACTCATATTTAAGGTGCCTGTGTTCATAGCGGGAGAGCTCATTCTGTAATTCAATCATCTCTACTGGAACAAACTCTGCTGTCTCAGCACTCCATTTAAGTCTGTGGTTGTCCGACATAGTCCAGAATCTCCATAAGATGGTTGTACTGTACCATAGCATCTCTCAGTGCGCTATGATCCCCTTTAGCTGTGAGTGGTACAATATTTTTATACATCTCTCTTAGTGTTCGATAGTCTCTAACATAAGAATAACTCCAGTTAGGCTTGAGTCCAGAATAAGCTAGGAAGTGCGTGATAATAGGAATATCAAAGTCAGTACCGCAGCACCATAGCCAGATAGCGTATGTCTCACTCTCTTTAGCTGAATCAATAACCTCTCTTACTAGCTCAGCTGCCTTCTTTAGAGATACTGTAGATTGCTTACAATATTCATAGTTCTGGGGGTTAGTTTTCTCGTGGAACGCGATTGTTCTAGGGTCTACCTTGAAATAGGCCATCTTATCCATATAGATATCAGGTGAGATACTGATGCCTCTGGACACAGGTAGGTTAGATGCTGCATCATAGTATACCATACCAATTTGTATAACTGCTGCTTCTGGACTTACTGCTAGTGTTTCGAGATCTAGCATCACATGCTTGATAGGTTTAGCCATTTGTAATTCTCCTCCTCTCTCTCTCTATAAGTAATTAGACTGCATCGTATGTTGCCTTAAAGATGTCAGGCTTACATGGATAGTGTTCATTGCTGACGCCAGTTATGATCCAGTCTCCAGGGCAAACAATGTGTCCGCCTTCCAGCGTGTCTATCCAGCCGTGGTCATCCATGATTCTATCGCAGTGCTTACACGGGTTTTTTCCGTCGCATTCTGGCGTTCGGTAGTATCCCACGACTTGGCCTTCCCATGCCAACGACTCTTGGTACTCTGGGCTGAACACGGTCCACTTTCCTTTTTGCATACCTTCTACGGGCTCCGAATAGTCCATCGGGTGATCCCCGTTCTTGAACCATTGAGTGGCCTCAATAATTACTGGCTTCTTTCTAAATTTCATCATTTTTCTCCTGCTTTTCAGCGACTTCGGGCATAATTACTCTTACTGGAACCGCATCAAAAATTTTATCCGGATTGGTATAACTTCTAACGCGGCGAGATTGCTGTAAGATATCCTCAAGTACACGGTTTCTAGCCTCACCTAAGCGCGCCCGTAATTGCTCGATCTCTGCCTTGCAATCTTCATAGAATCCGGCGTCAGCATATTTTCTGGTCTTATCTGCGTACTCAATAAAATAGTTAAGTCTGGCTATAATATCATTCATCGTCTTGCTCCTATTTCCCCAAGTTGATTTTTAAGATAAAATCTCTAACAGAGTAATCCATCTTGTCCGCATCTAGTTGCTCGACGATGATACGGTACATCTTACTTTTGTATATAACCAAGTTGTGCATGTGGTCGTCGCCATCTGGCATTGAGTCGATCCACTCGCGAATGGTTTTCGTAGATTGATTCATTTGTCATTCCTCCTCAGTTTGGCGGCGTAACTCTTGTTCGAGTCCCTCAAGCCGCTGGAACTACTCCCCATTTATCTCAGCATTAGTAAGATAGGAGTAATCAACCATATCGTCATACCTCACATCCAGGGGAACTTTATTAGCAAGAAATCCTGAATCCACTACTTGTATCTTACCCGCAGCACTTAGACCCCGTACTATATCACCTAGCTCATGTAAATCACCCAAATCATTAGATACTCTAGGCCACAGTTCTCCAAACTCAATAGGTCTAGTCTCAGGCCAAGTCTCAATAATCTGCAATACTTTATGTGATACACTGGCATTTTTAGCTCTGCCAAATTCACCAAATGCTTTAGGCATGAAGTGTTCAGTATGCATTAGGATAGTATTAGCGTATGTTACATCTTCCTTCTCTATAGTTTGGGAGAGTCTGGCTACTGTGATTATAACAATCAATTTAAGTAGATGCCCCAGTCTCCTATTCCCGTAATGTGCGAATCTCTCATCTTCTATAGGTTTCCACGAGAGATATATTTTTTCCAGCAACTGTACTGCATCCTCAGTAATAGCTAACTCACCTACGCAACAGGTTCTCATAGCCTGTAAGTGCTCAGCGAGTTCATCTACTTTATCTTCATCTGGTGCTTTAGGAAAGGCTATTTTCTTAGAAGTAGGTTCCGAATATACTGCTACCATTCTGGAGAAAAAGCCTTGTCCAATTACTTCTGGTGGAAAGGTATTAGCGAATGTAGATTGTGTGTTACCCCCTAGTATAGATATGGTTGGATCAGGTATCTCAACTGATACCCCATTCTTAACTTTAGATTTATATGTACCCTCATAGTCCCAGAGTACACCTAGCAATGATACGAAATCAATTATATTATTGCCGAAGAAGTCATTGAACTCATCTGCTACTATGAAACATTCAGTTGCTCCTTCTTCTAGATTAAGGTCTAAGAATCCATCTACATCTTCTTCTCCCTCTATTCCCGAGAGATCAAGTAAGAACTTCTCCTTAGTTGTTTTCTCTGCTGCGAATGTAGTGTATCCTGCATGTGCTAAAACTTTCTTAGCTCTTTTAATAGCAGTAGACTTCCTTGTACCAGGAGCACCTAGTAACATCACATACATATTAGGATATACCTTGAAGTCACCATGACAGAAGTAAGCGTTCCTTCCTATCCATGCTCCCACTGCGGTAAGTATAGACCATCTACGAAAGAATGTAGGAACCTCTGTACCTGATGTTACCTCTAAGTATTTATTAAAAAAATCATTTCTTGTCGCCTTAGAAGGTACCGCATGTAAGGTATTAGTATGTAAGGTATTATATGAGGACTCATTCACTGGTACCTCTCCAAGTTCTGCCAAGTTTCTTAAGCTCAACTGGCACAGTCATAGCTCGCTCAACTCCTTGGCAATCAGTTATATTAACTGGAAAAGTCATGAGCTCTTTAACTCTCTCAGCTAAATCTTCTCTGCCTATTCTTACTTGGAATAGAATCGAATCGTGTATCTGTGCCCCAAGTTTGAAATCAGGGAGAAAAGCTAATTCTAGGAATACTCGTAGAAATGCTCTGTCTAGGATCATAGCGTTAAGAGACTGCGTAACGTGAGCTACATACGCATTAAGTGCCATCTTGCTAGATGAAGGATCCCCAAAGCAATACCTTGTCCAACCTGTCGCACCTACTAACTTATTAGTTACTCGCACTTGTGCTTTAATACTAGCATAATACGTTGACTTAACTTTAGGGAACGCTCTCTCATACAGGAATAGCAGATGCTTACATACTTCTACTTGACTCAATGCAGGATTCAATTCCAATAGTTTCTGAGCTGTCCTTACATTGGATGATCCCATAGTCTCTAGGAGAATCTGCGCCCCCATGTTATAATTAGCACCATGATTGATACGTTTACCTAGATGCCGTATATCTTTAGTTATCTCATCATAGGGAATACCAAAAAACATGGAAGCTTTATACTTATGTGAGTCAACATCACTTAGGAATATATGAAGAAGGTTTTCGTCACCTGAGCCATAAGCTACTCCTCTATCTTCTGCTTGAGAGTAGTCTGCCTCATAGAATTCAAACCCTTCGTCAGCTACGATAGTTTCTTTAACATCAGAATCTGCTGGTATATTCTGTACTTGTAGCCCACACCAGAAATGGTGCTCGCGGGAAGCATATCTTCCTGTATCTGTACCATGAGGATTAAGTGCGAAAAGTATTCTACTCCTACTATCGGCTGTACTAGCTGCGGGCGGTGGGAACTCTTTAGCTGCATCTCCAACAGTAAGATAGGTAGAAGATTCTTTTCTAAGTCCCCGGTACTCTAGAATGTTACCCGCAAACCATTCCATTAGTGGATGTTTAGTAGCAGCTTCAACAAGTGTCTTTTCATCTGAAGATACCGCCCTCTTAAACCCAAGTACATGCAGAAGATTCTTAACCTGAATAGGTGAAGATGGATTGAAATTGGCATAGCCCGTAGCTTTCTGTAACTTCTCAAGAATGGCATCTTGTTTCTCCGCACTGGCTTTAGAATACTTCTCTAGTGCTACCATATCCCTACGAAATCCCCGCATCTCACACATGTGGGCAGGAACAACTTGGGGGAACTTCATCTTATAATTCTCTAATGCCCACTGCGGTGCCTCTAACATCCAGCTAATAGCAGACTCAGCTGTAGCCCAGCAGTCTAGTGCATTGTACTTAAAGTATTCTATCTCATCTTCTGTAGCAGCCAAGTCTTTCCAGTACATACTGTTTCTTATCAGCAGTGCAGATACGCTACCAAGGTCTTTAGGGAGTTCTGAGTACCATGAGTGGAGCATATTAACTGTATCAAAGTAATATCCCCAAACCGGTGCTGAGTAGCGACAAAAGTATGCAAGGTCGTATTTTCCATTTTGAAAAACTTTAGGTTTCTGTATCCAGTTAAGCTCCCGCATCCAGTAAACACTTGACATAGTTTTAAGTGGAACCACATAGGCAAAGGAAGTATTATCTTGTAATCTAATTCCACAGTACCCGCTGCATCTGATGGCAGCATTATCTCTTGTAGTTTCAATATCAACTCCTATGATATCACAAGTCTCAAGAAATGACTTAGCTTCTAGGAAGTCTTGTTCTGATGCTACAATCTTCCAATCAAATTTACTTTCCTTCCTCCATTTATTAGGAGACACAATCTTAGAGACATACCTACGATTAAGGAAGTCTCCATAAGATTTAGACACCAACTGCCTCATCGGATTAACTAGCAGGAACTCTACACCATAGTATTCAATGATGGAGCCTGCATAGTTGTCAATTTTGGCTCCTTTCTCTCTACCTTGAGGGAGCAATTTCTTAAGAATATCTAGGCGAGTAGTGATAACATGATAGACTCCCGCTGATTTAATCTTAGTGGTAAGTTCAGCAAGAGTGTCAATATTCCCCGTAAATACTTTAGAAGCAACACCTTTAAGTGCTGGCTTAAAACGGGGGAGGTAAGGTTTATCTTCATTAGTAATTGCTATTACTACTCCTCCAGGCTTAGTTGCAGTATTCATCGCGTCCCCTTACCTCTGCACTTGAAACATGCTACTTTATGTTTCTCAGCAGAGAATTTATGCTGCACTATGAAGCCCCAGCCATTACAATTAGTACACTTACCAGCCCCCTCGCAGAGGGAATCACGAAAGTTAGGAGTGTAGTTAGACATAGCAGTCTATACCTTTTCATTTATACCTAAGATTTATCTCTAAGATTTATCTCTAAGACTGTAAGCTACATCACTAAGAGCATTTGATTGCTTTTCAAGTAAATACTCAAGCCAGTTAACTCTCTGGGTTAAGATTATTTCACCGTTAGCATCTTTAGATGCCTTGGCCTGTAATTTTTCCTTACTTTCTCTCAGGAATGTATTGCACTCTATTAAGTTTTGTATCCTAGCCGCATATCCTTCTCTTTCTACTGCCCAGGCTTGTGCCACTTCATACGCACTATCCTCTGCGTTAAGAATAGCAAGAAGATCCTTAGCTTTATTAACTGCGTCTGGTGTAGATTTTTTATATAGTCTTACGTATAAAGAACCTCTAAGTTCAATAATATCTACATAACTTGAGTATTCTTTAGCAAAGTATCCTTGCATACGACACCCATGTTCAATAGCATTATTACTTTTAATAGCGTTTGACTCACTCATTTCTTCTCTCCTGTTTCTACAAACGTAAAAGAAGCCACTTCCTTGTGGCTATATTAACTATATCACTCACTATATCACTCACTATGTTACTTATTGCTAAGTCCTCAGACATCAGTCCTCAGACATCTGCAATCATAGTCTTAATGGAGTTAAACTTCTGATCCGGGTCATTCTTACTAGCCCGAATCTTAAGTGTAACAACTACCTCTGCTCCATCTGAGTTCTCCATAGTTTGTGCAATAGTGTCTCCGCCATGCACTTCTCGCAGTGCTACAACAATCTCTTTAAGTTGGCCTTGCCCCATCGTGTTAGGGGTGCCGTCATCCTTCTTAAGAAGAAAGAGAATGTCAGACCCCTTACCAATTTCTGGCGGCTCTTCGCTTGAGTTAGACATCTCAATAGTCTCAAGCACTTTCATATTAAGAACTACGCCAGGCTTCTCGTTAATTTCCTTCTTCTCCCAGTTAATGCTGACACGGTGAGTACCAGCGGGGATTGGGGAAAACGATTCCAGATCAGCAAGTTCGTCAATGCTGGAGTCAAGAAGGTCAAAATTAACATCGCTCATTTTACTATCCTTAGCACTTGTGTGCTTACTAGGTTGGCTTACTGTATTACTTACTAGGTTGGCTTTCTATACCACTTACTTTGCAATTACTTACTTAAGTTACTTAGGGTAACTACTCCTTCCCTATCGGGAAACTGGTAAATTCACGTGTCATCATCCCAAGGTATTTCAACACCAAATATCTGTGTATCTGTCATCACATCCATAGGATCAACTACACTACAGATATGGTTATAAATTCCTGCCCGACTATCTCCTGCTTCTAGCACAGCAAGCTTTCTATCTCTAGGAGACATAGCTTTAATTCTTTCTCCGCTTATCATAGCTTCAGATACTCTTAGTAAATTTTCTGTTGTCATAACTCTACTCCCAGTTACTTCCAGTTATTCCCAGAGATCGGTAAGTTTAGGGTCATCTGAGTTTTCCAGTGTTATACCTGCTCGACTTCCTGTCAGTACATTATTCTTATAGATGGTAGATGATGCAAACTTATGTTTCTTGTTAACTACCTCACAGTATACAACCTCACCAAAGTATTTAGCTGAGTTACGTGAGAAGTTTCTGGTACCAGCAGTAGGTACAAGTTTCTCTTTACCATCCTGCATCTCCACTGCATTTTCATGTGAGATACAACACACATTGAACGCAGCATTTTGTACATAGGATAGAAAGGTGTCTAGCACTTTCCCTAGATTACCCCAATCATCGTAAGTCATCTTATAATCATCAGGTTTATTGCGAGTAATGTTAGCGATGGCACTATTAGTTAGCTGTGTCAATGAGTCGAATACTACTACAGTATCCTTTCCAATCTCAGACAGGTTAAGTGTAGTGCCAGTTGCTCCATCCTTAAATTCTTTTGTCTTAATATCTATACATTTAGCACAGCCTATCTTACCATGTGTGTCACATATTGTGACTTCTCCGCCTTTAATAACTTTAAGACAAGTCTCAATGGCTATAGGGTAGCCTCGTGTATCAGGGAGTTTAACAATCTCTACTCTTTCCTGCTCCTCTCTAGGAAGTTTCAGTAGTGTGTCTGAACCATTCTCTAGGTCAAACCATAAGATTCTAAACTTCTCACTTAACTTACCTACCAGTTCAGTCTTACCACTCTTAGGTGGACCGTATACTAGAATTCGCTTAGTTTTCTGTGCTTTCATCTGACTTAGTTTCATTATTACTCTCCTCAGACTCTTTCGCTTGTGCAGATGTTTGTGCAGATGATTCTTTAGACTCTTTCTCTATCTGTGCCTCAACTACTTTCTGTGCATGTAACAACTGTTCGTCACTTATCTCCATAACTTCACGTATCCCGCGAGTCAGTAGTGCTACTTCACCCATCTTGTCATGAACCTTTGCTGTTT